TTTCAAATTCTGAATACTGTATAGCTTTGTTGATATTATAGATAAACTCCCCTATCTTTGGATGTTCTAAAAAAGAGTTAAGTCTTTCCATAGCCATAAAATTGGTTATCCTCGCAAAACCAATAGAACTACCGGATTGGGGATTACTGTTATTAAAATGCTTTAAAGATTCGATTGCCATCTCTGACAAGCCAGTTACCTTTTCAATACCCTGAATTGCGGTATCTGGGCTTCGATAAGGGGACAGTCCCAAGAGATAATCAACGCTGACATTATAATATTTTGCCAGTTCCACTACCTTGAGATATCCAACATCCCGTTCCTGCTCGTTTTTTATTGGATCGGGGTCGTGTTCCAGAGCCCAGATGGTCGGCTTACTTAGACCGGTTGCTGCAGCAACCTCATCTAAAGACTTTCCCATTTTTTCACGTTCAAAACTAAATCGTTCTCCCCGTGTTTCTGGCCTTGATAAATCCATTGTTTAGCCTCCATTGTTCCAAATTTGTAACATACTAATTATTTTGTTCAGCATAAAAAATATTTTCGAAATAAGTCAGTTTTTCTGGAATTTCGTGTTATGTTGTATATGGAACAACAATAACAACTTGTTCCATATTCAATATACTGCTAATACAGAACGATGTCAACAACAATTTATTGGAGGTGAATCAAATAATGAAAAACGTAGACATTCGGAATGAGGTCCGCGAGGCTGGGGTCAAGTTATGGCAGGTGGCTGAGCAGCTTGGCATGAGCGACAGTGGTTTTTCCAGGTTCCTTCGCCACGAGCTTCCCGATCCGAAGAAGGCGCAGATAAGAAAAATCATCCGCGAAATGTCAGACGTGGGGAAAGAATGAACGGAAGCGCAGAATTAGAGGAGGTGATGATATGGCCAGGATGAGATATGCAGAGCAGGCTTTAGAACTGCTAAAAAAAGAGGATCCAGACACCTGCGTTACGTTGAACTACATACGCTCACTGACAGCCAGCGGCAAAATACCGTTTGTATGCAATGGCCCGCGCCGGCGCCTTCTGAACTATGATGCACTTGTAGAATTTCTGGCTAATCCGGATGAGCATGATTCGCAGGATGATCAGATCGGTAAAATCCGAAAGGTTTCGGATGTAGGGAGGTATGTGCATGGAAGTCATTACAAAGAAAAATGAGGTCTCTCACATCTGCCCGCTAAAGCTCGATGGGAAACCTCACTTTCACCAACTTAATGGATTAAAAATATTTTACACCGTGTACATTGGGCTGTCAATCGAGCATTGGGGCGGTGATTTAGCATGACCATAACATCAGTGGAAGAAATTAATTTAGACAAAATCGCGAGAAGGCTCGCATATCTGTGGAATTTACGCGACAGAGATCCAAAACTGTACTCACAAAACCGACTGGGCGAAGAAAAAGAAGACATCTATTGTCTTTATCCTGAGGCCGTGGAGCTTGCGAGGAAGTATTATAAAAATTTTGAGAGAAGGTGAGGGCATGGCCGATGTTCAGCTTGAAAACGGATATACAAGAATAGCTAATGAGTTGCTGGAAGCCGTGCTGAAAACACCTTTTATTGCTACTCACCTAAAAATAATACTTGCTTGTTGGAGATACACTTATGGTTTTGGGCGAAAGGAAGCGGAACTATCGTTAAGCTTTCTAGCAAATGCTACCGGCATGAGTAAGCGGTATGTTTCGGATGCTTTAAGTGAACTGATAAGCTCCAATGTTTTGAAGGTTATAAAAGAATCAACGTACAGCTCATCAAGAATTATAGCTTTTAACAAAAATTATGAAGAGTGGAGATATAGAGCCTGTAGAACTCCACTTCAACAGGTGAACCCTACTTCAACAGTTGAAGCAGAGCAGGACACAACAGTAGAACCACAGTTCAACACAACAGTTGAACTACAGTTCCACCAAGAAAGAAAACATAAAGAAAATATAAATAAAGGCGATTACGAAAAATTGTTTGAGGATTTGTGGCAGATATACCCTAAGAAAAAAGGTAAAGGCGCAGTAAGTAAAACTCAAAAACAGAAGCTATTCAGGATCGGCTACGACAGATTGGCAAAAGCAATAAATAAATACAAAAAAGAGCGTGAAGGACAAGATTCACAATTCACCATGTACGGCTCAACCTTTTTCAATAGCGGTTACCTTGATTACCTGGAAGATGAGGATGCGGACAAGCCCAAACCTGAGCCTAAGCCAATGAAGTTTATTTCATACGATGAGCGCATAGCTGAGCTGCAGGAAGCCGAAAAAATAAAGGCCGAGGCCCACACAGAGAAAATGAAGCTTATGTATAAGGAGTTCACTCTATGAGCGATATACAAGAAATCAAAGCTAAATACGGACAGGCAGCTGAAGGGATAATTGCCAGCGGCTTAAACCTTGTACGGAAAGGCTCAAAATATAGATGCCCTAACAGTATGGCACATAAAAATTATGATAGAAACCCGTCTATGTCATGGGATAGTAACGCTCTGCAGTTCCATTGCTTTACCTGTGGGATGAATATAGACATATACGGCTATTACCGGGATCACTTAAATTATTCTCATCAAGAAGTTGTCAGAGAACTGCTGGGAGAAGTAGAACACGCGAAAACAAGCCTTTACAAAAACCGAATGACCTTCAATGACGAGCTAAAGAAGATTACCCCTATTACACAAGAGTGCATAGATTACATAAAATTACGAGGCCTAACGGAAAAAACTATAAAGCAATTTCAGCTGATGTCGTACCAGGGTGAAATAGCCTTCCCCTATTTCCGGTATGAAACGATTGTAGGATATAAGCGGAGGAAGCCGCTGAAAGATCCCGGCAAGCCTAAAATGCTATCTCTGACAGGCTCAAAACCGTATTTGTTTAATGCTCAGAATGTGCCTGATACAGATGAAATTATCATCTGCGAAGGTGAATTTGACTGCATGTGTATCTGGCAAAGTGGCAATAAGAATGTCGTATCAGTAGGCGCAGGGGCAAACTCTTTATCTCTAATGGTTGAACAAGCAAAGGATTTCCTCAGCAAGTTTAAATACATGATTATAGTTTCTGACAACGACGAAGCCGGTGCCAACATGGATAAGTTTTTCGTTGATACTTTTGGAAATAAGACTAAGTTAATTGATAAGAAGCTGTACCGGCTGAAAGACATAAACGAGGAAATTGTTCGCAATGGACCTGAGGCAGTAAATCGGATCATAGAAAGTGCAAGGTTCAAAATTGAAGGCCGGCGTGATCTTGACCTGAAGCCTTACAAAAGCCTGACAGCAAGAAGAGGAAAATATATTCCAACCGGAATCCCTGCAATAGACAATGCAATAAATGACCTTGCGCCTGGCTGCGTCTCTTTGATAGTTGGACGAGCCAACTCAGGCAAGACAACTCTTACAAAACAGATTATAGCAAATGCTATAAACCACGATAACAAAGTTTATGTAATATCCGGTGAAGGAGACCAGGAAACATTCATCAATGAAATATACCAGTGCGTGATAGGCAGAAATAAAGAATATTACACCACGGTAAAAATCAATAAAAGGTATCACAAAGAGCCTACTGCCGAGGTATTAGCTGCCTTACAGCAGTGGCACAAAGGCAAATTAACAATATTCAACAAAGGCGAGTCTAATCTAAAAACAACAGACGAGTTGTTCTCAATGATAGACTACGAAATTAAATTAAAACAGCACCGGCTTATTGTAATAGACAACCTTATGAGTGTTTTATCGGCAAAGGCAGCAGAGAAAAATGAGGCCCAGGCAGACTTCATGCAGCGATGTTGTGACATTTCGAAAATATACGGAGTGCATATTCTTATAGTTCTCCACCCTAACAAAACCTATTCAAAAGGTGAGAGACTGGACATTGAGCAGATAAGCGGAACGTCAGATCTTGCGAATAAAGCAGACAACGTAATTTCTGTTATTCGCGAATATGACGAGGATAAGAAGGCAGACGGCATTAACGGATATATCGAAGTTATAAAAAACAGGTACTACTCGGACTTAACAAAATGTGAGGTAAGTTTTGATAAAGAGACCGGCCTGTTACTTGAGCGGCAGGATGGAGCAGTTTATTATTACAATTTTCACTGGCTTAGGTATTTAGATAACGCTGGGGGTGAAGACGATGAACAATGTCCTTTCTGAGTATGTTGAACAATATAACCGGCTGATTAAACGAGAGAAGAAAGGCTCTGCATATTTAGACAATCCGGATGTACCAGCACAAGAAAAAGAGAGATGGATTGGCGAGTTCCAGAAAATACTTAGAGCTTTAAACGACTTAATCGG